AGATTTATGGAGAGTCAACAAAATTCTAAAAAAGATGTAAAAAACTCTGAAAAGAGTTAATATATTTATAAATCTTTCTTTTTTTTGTCATGACTGCACTTAAAGGTGATGTAGGTAAAATTATGTTTCACAATGCTGGTGGAACTGAGGCTGATGTAGGTCAAACTAGATCATGGTCTTTGTCTGTAAGTAAAGATACTCTTGAAGCTACTAAACAGGGTGATACAGCAAAAACATTTATAGGTGGATTAATTTCTGGTGAAGGTTCAGCAGAACTTCTTTATGATCCAGATGAAACAGGTGCTGGCTACACAACATTCATTGATGATGTATTAACAACTGGTGACAATGGTGATGCTTTATTTGAATTGTTCCCTGACTCTTCAACTTCAGCAAAGAAAATAAGTTTTTCTGGAATTATTACAAGTGCTGAATACGCTGCCACACTTGGAGAGACACAGTTGATAAATATTTCATTTATAACAACTGGTGCAATAACTAACGCTATATAGTAAATTAAAAATACTTCGCATTTAATTTATGGCACAAAAAAGAACCCTCGACCTTTTAAAGGCATCATTTGACCTTTCTAAAAGGCGTAGATTTGACGTTAAAGACGATAATGGCAATCTTGTAGTTAGTTTATATTTTAAGGCTATTACAAGGGCAGACAGAGCCAGAGCAACAGAAAGGGCTGGCAGTGATGATCCATTAATTGTTTCTACACATATGCTTTGTCAGTTGGCAGAGAATGAAGATGGTACAAAAGCATTTCACCCAGCAGATTTTGCAAATCTACAAAATGAATTGCCAGAAAATGTATTAAATCAAATCGAATTATTTTTATTTGGTGTTAACGAATCTGCAACCATTGATAACGCAAAGGAATCCTAAGGGGGGATAACTGGTTAAATTTTGAGTTTTTCCTTGCAACAGAATTAGGCAAGACAGTAAGTGAATTAAGAACACAACTCACGCAAGAAGAGTTGATATTTTTTGCTGCATATTATGAATTAAAGTATGATAGAGAAAAAAAAGAAGCAGATGCAATCAGACGCAAAGCAAGATATAGTTAAAGGAGTTATTGTTTAGTCGTGGCAGTTTCCAATGTAGAACTAAGAGTTGGAGCTACGCAAGCGATTACAGCGTTAAAGAATGTAAATACTCAAGCACAAAAATTTAATCAAACTGTAAACGGCACACAAAGCAAACTTAAAGATGCTAATAGAACTTTGCCTATACTTGGCAAGTCATTTTTTGGTGCTGGTGCTGGTGCTAAAGGGGCGGCTGTAGGGTTTAGAACTGCTGGGGCTGCGTTAATGACAGCTTTAGGGCCGCTTACTGCTGGACTTACGGCAGTAGCTTTTTTAACAAAAGCATTTCAAAATTTAGCGGCTGCTGACTTTGCAAGCACAAAAGTCAAAACTCTTGGAGTTGATGTTGAAAGTTTAAAACCAAAACTGTCAACTTTATCAAATGAACTAAGTGGTCAAGCATCACAACTGGATTTATTATCAGCATCTTATGATGTAGCATCTGCTGGTTTTGGTGAGGTATCAGAACTTACAGATGTATTGAAGGCATCACAACAAGGAGCAACTGGTGGCTTTTCTGATCTAGGTACTGTTGCCGATGCAACCACCTCTGTTCTTAATGCTTATGGTAAGAGTTCTGATGAAGCGGCTAGGTTGATAGATGGATTTATACAGACACAGAATGATGGTAAAATTGTTGTCGATCAATATGCAAAACAAATAGGTCGTATTGCACCAATAGCTTCTGGTGCTGGTGTAAGTATTGAAGAATTAAACGCTGCTATTTCATCTGTCACTGCGGCTGGTGTTCCTGTTGAATCGACTTTTGCTGGATTAAGACAGGTTATTGCCTCAATACAAAAACCTACAAGTGAAGCTTCAAAAATTGCAGAAAAACTTGGCATTGACTTTAGTGCTTCAGCTTTAAAATCAAAAGGACTAAGTAAAGTTTTAGAGGATATAGTTGCAAATGGTGGGGCAAGTGCAGAAAATCTTTCTAAATTATTTGGAAGTGTTGAGGCACTTACAGCAATACAACCTTTGTTAAATGATGAGTTAGTATCTTTCAATAAGAACCTAGAAAATCAAGCTAATGCACAGGGAGTAGCTGCTAAAGCTTCTTTTGAAGCACAGAACACTATACAAGGACAATTAACAAGATTAAGTTCTGCATTTACAAACCTAACAACAGAAGGGTCTGAGTTTGGTGTTGTTATCAGAGAAGTTCTAAAAATTGCCGCAGTTACAGTTGAAGCATTAAAAAGTGCTATAGAAATAAGCCTTCTTGCACCAATACGAGTAATAGTTGGATTTGTTAAACAGATTGGCACTGTTATAGGTGAAGCTTTAGGAATAGAAGCAACAAATACTTTGTTTAACCTTGAGCAAGGGTGGATAGCTATTAAAGAAGCAATTACAGATTTAACTGGTAGAGCAGAGTTTATTGGAAAAGTTATTGGTCAAGTCGTTGCAGTAACTATTAGAAATGTAATCAGATTAAGAAATAAAATAGTAGAAGGATTCATAAAAGCCGCCGAACCTGTTGTTAAATTTTTTCAAGGACTTCAACAAAGTGTATTGAATGTAGCTGGTAATATAGTCAAATTTTTTAGACAGGCTTTTCAAAAACTAATTGATATTATTCCAGAACCATTAAAAAACTTACTTGGTGGTTTAGAACTACCCCAGCTTGAGCTTGATATAGCAATACCAAAATTTCCAGATATATTCAAAGGTTTAAAAGAAAAACTAGGAGAGTTAAAAGAAGGAACTATTGAATATTTTGAACTTGAGCAACTAATAACAGAGGAAGTTAATAGAACTTTAGATGCAAAGAATAAAATTGTTAAAACAAATGGGGATATAACAAAAAGTACTGAAAAACTTACAGATGCCGAAAAAAAAGCAAAGGAAGAAGCAGAAAAACTAAAAGAAACTTTTAAAAAAATTGGTGAATCAGTAAGAAACGATTTAGTCAATAATCTTACAGATGCGATAACTGGAGCTAAATCTTTTGGTGATGCTATGAGAAATGTACTAGGAAATCTACAACAGCAACTTATAAAACTTGCTTTAAACAAAGCTATAACCTCAATAGGAAATCTTTTTGGCGGTGGCGGTGGCGGCTTTTTCTCTGGTCTATTTGGTAAAGAAAGAGGCGGCTCTGTCTCTGCGGGCGGTGCTTATGTCGTTGGTGAACGTGGGCCAGAATTATTGCAGATGGGTTCAAAGGGTGGCAATATAATTCCTAACAGTCAGCTTGGAAAAGGTGGCGGAGGTGTCACTAATGTAGTAACAATTAATGTAGATGCCAGTGGCTCTCAAGTTCAAGGTAATGACGGACAAGCAAATGAGTTTGGTAAAGTATTAGCAGCAGCTATACAAGCTGAACTAGCAAATCAAAAGAGGGCTGGCGGTCTTTTATCTAACGCATAATTATGGCAGCATTTCCAACAACAGTTCAACCAGCATACGGAATCTCGAAGAGAAGCCAACCAAAAGTTAAAAGAGTTGTTTTTAGTGATGGCTTTGAACAACGTCAACTAATAGGCATTTCAGCACACCAAAACGGCAAAGTATATAGTCTTGTTTTTAATAACATATCTGAAACTGAAAGTGATGAAATAGAATATTTTTTAAATGAAAGAGCTTTAGATCAAGCTTCATTTACTTTTACTCCACCAAATCAAACCACAGTAAAAACAGGTACATATGTTCAAATCGGTACAACAATTACTATTACAATTACAGATCATCAATTATTTGCAAATGATTCAATAACTGTAGATTTCACCTCAGGCAGTGCTTCAGATGGTACATTCTCAGTTGTCTCATTAACCAGTGCTAATGTTTTTGTTATAACTGCTGGAAGTAGTGCAGCAAATTCTGGTAACTGCACTGTTACAAAAAGCGGCCAATCAAACTTTGTCTGTGATAGTTGGTCAAAGACAATACCCTACGCTAACAGAGCAACACTTAACTGTACTTTTAGGGAGGTGTTTGAACCCTAATGGCAATACCAACTGAAGAATTACAAAAAGCTAACCCTAGTGCAAAGATAGAATTATTTGAGATCCATCTTGTTTCTGCACTACATGGAAGCAGTGATGTGAAAAGGTTTCATAATGGAATAAACATGAACACAACTTATAATGTTGTATTTCAATCAAATTCTTATGAAAGAATACCAATAGAGGCAAATGGCTTTGAATATGCACAGACTAGAACTACTAGACCAAGACCCACTGTAAGAATAAGTAATCTATTTTCAAATATTACAGCACTTATGACAGCAGCAAATTTAACTACACCCAAAAACGGACTTAATGGTGCTAAGTTCATAAGAAAAGTTACATTACTTAAATTTTTAGATCATGCAAATTTTGCATCTGGTACAAATCCCTTTGGTACTCCAGCAAACAATACTTATGAAAATCAAACATTTTTTATTGATAGAAAAACTGTAGAGACTAAAGACTTTGTAGAATTTGAATGTGTATCTGCTTTGGATTTAGAAAACAGATCAGCACCTAAAAGAATAATAACTAGAAAAGATTTTCCATCTGTAGGTACTTTCGTATGAACAACTGGCAATTACAAGCTTTATCTCATGCTAAAAAAATGTTGCCAGATGAATCTTGTGGGGTAGTTATTGATGTTCAAGGGAAAGAAGAGTATTTTCCTTGTAAAAATATTTCAGTTGAAGGAGCTAACAGTTTCACTATAGATCCAGAGGATTGGGCAAAGGCTGAAGAAACTGGAACTGTTTTACACATATGTCACTCACACCCAAATGGTGACTTAACAGCATCAGAGGAAGATATAAAAAATTGTGATTTTATTGGTCTTTCTTGGTTTATTTTTGACCCTAAAAATGATGACATGCAAGAATTAAAACCAAAAATACACAAACCTATGTTGAGCAAAGATAAATTTGTTGATAGAGAAAGAAGAGAAGATGAGCAAGGTTTAAGAAAAATAAAAGTTTATGGAAGGTTAGCTGAATTGGTTGGTTGGCATGTTAATTATGCTGATGTAAAAAATATGAAAGATGTGTATAAGTATATTGCTTGTAATTATCCTGAGATAGAGCCACATTTAGCCCAGAATATGTACCGAATAACTATAAATAATGATGTAATAAAAACGAAAGAAGATTTGTTTGTAAAAAGTGAAGGCGAAATAAGAATGATTCCTATTGTCTCTGGTGCTTGGTTTTGGATTGCTGCTGCATTTCTTGGAGGAGGTGCTGCTGCTGCCGCATCAGGTGTTGCTATTCTTGCAACTATTGGAACTGTTTTAACAAGTATAGGTGTTTCTATGGCTGTAAGTGGTGTTACTAATATGCTTTTTCCCCAAGAACAGCCGAATCTTGGCGATACGCAGCAAGGCGGTCTTGCTGAAACAGATACAAGAGTGAATTTTTCTTTTAGTGGTATTCAAAACGTATCTCGAAGTGGTGTTTGCATACCTCTAATTTATGGAGAGGTGTTCACTGGTTCTATTGTGGTTTCTTCTGGTACTGATACCGCCCCTGTATTTAAGAGTTAATTATGACCTTACCAAGTAATCTAGGTACAAGTAATTTATCTAGTTCACAACAAAATAAATTAAAAGAGCTTGGAGGTCAAGGTACATCTTTCGTTGACACCAGCATGAAAGAGGAGGATATAGGATCAAGGCAATTTGTAACTCTAATTGATGTTATTGGGGCTGGTGAGATAGCTGGATTCCCCTCTGCTATAGATGCTGGATTAACTCATGGATCTACTGCTTATCGTATAGCCAGCCTTAAAGATTTATTTCTCAATGGTACGCAAGTTTTAAGAGACGGTGCAAGCAATACAGATCCAGACGTTGATGACTTTGCTTTTGGTACAAGTGAAGCAAATGCTCCATCATTTTTTACGAGGCTTGGTACTTCAGATCAAACAAAAATACAAGGACTTGTAGAGACTGAAAGAGATAGGACTGTGGGTGTTACTGTTACAGTTGCACAATCTCAGACTGTAACTATTACTGATACATCAACAGATGGTGTAAGAGTTACTCTAGGTTTTCCAAGATTGCAAGAAATTAAAGATGATGGAAACATAAAAGGAGCTACTGTTGAATACGATATTGAAGTAAGGAAACAAGATAATACTTTAATAAAAAAAATCAATCCATCGACTAACCTGACAGGTCTTGACAGGAGTATTCATACCTCTGGAGGGAAAATAACTGGTAAGAGTACGTCTGCATATTTTAAAGACCATATTATTGTTTTTCCAGAAAGTATAGCTGACTCTGATTTTCCAATTACTGTCAAAGTTTCTAGACAAACGGCGGATAGCACTGACGCAAAACTTGCAAATGCTTTTGAGTTTACAACATTAACCGAATTAGTTTTTGATAGTCCTACTTATCCAAACACAGCTTATGCCGCAGTTAGATTTGATGCTGAAATTTTTAGATCCGTCCCCCAGCGTATGTATAGGGTCAGAGGCCGCCTTGTAAAAATACCCCACAATTCAACAGTTAGGTCTGATGGTTCTTTGTCATTTAGTGGTGATTTTAATGGCACATTGAAAGGCAGTAAAGAATGGTGTAATGATCCCGCATGGGTTTTGTATGATATTCTCACTGAATCTATTGACGGATTTGGAGATTTTGTGGCTGAAACAGAGGTTGATAAATATTCTTTTTATAACGCTTCTGTTTACAATTCAGAGTTAATAGATGATGGTGAAGGAGGTACAGCCCCCAGATTTAGCTGTAATATTGTAATTCAAAGAAGTACTAACGCATACACTTTGCTTGATCGTATAGCTTCAATCATGAGAGGTAGCCTATACATTGATGATGGTGTTATAACTCTTGTACAAGATAGACCCACAACAAGTACATATTTCTTTTCTTATGCAAACATTACCGAAGATGGTTTTTGTTATACAGGAGCAAGTCAAAGAACAAAAGACACTGTTATTAATGTCAAATATTTCAGCAATGAGACAAGATCTTTTGAATATGAAACTGTTGAAGATACAGCAGCTAACCAAGCTAAGTATGGTGTAATTGTAAAAAACCTAGAAGCAATAGGTTGTAATAATCAAGCACAAGCTAGACGTATGGGGTTGTGGCATCTTTTCACTCAGAACAATGAGACAGAAACTGTGGTATTTACGACAACTGCTGACGCTGGTTCTTTGATTAGACCTAACCAAATTATTACTGTACAAGACCCTGTCCGTAGTGGTTTAAGAAGATCAGGAAGGATTAAAACAGCAACAACAACTGAAATTACTGTTGATAATACAAAAGATTTACCCACTGTACATAGCACTGGAGATCAATTATCTGTAATATTGACTGATGGAAGTGTAGAGACAAAAACAATATCAGATATTACTTTTAATAAAATTACTGTTTCTAGTGCTTATAGTTCTGCCCCAGCAGCTTTTGGTGTATGGCTACTTGTAAGAGCAACGGCAGAAACTGAAGATTTCAGAGTCTTATCAGTTAAAGAAGAAGACAATCTATTTACCATAAATGCAATGTTTCATAATTCTAGTAAATATGACTTTATAGAAGATGGTGCTTCTCTAACTATTCCACAAATAACAACACTATTGCTGCCTAAAGCTCCTCCTAGCAACCTAAGTGCAGAAGAATTAATAGTTGTTTTATCTAATAGGGCGGTAAGTAAAATTATTTTAAGTTGGTCTCCTGTTTCTGGTGTTACTGAATATTTAGTTAGATATAAATTTGACGATGGTAATGTTATTTCAGAGAGGGTAACTGCTCCTACTTTTGAAATTTTTGACTCTGAATTAGGTGTATATAGTTTTGAAGTTTTTAGTCTTAATGCCTTAGGTCAGCCCAGCGAAACGCCATCAACCCTTACTTTTAACGCACAGGGAAAAACTGCTTTACCAGCAGATGTACAAAACTTACGATTTGAACCAGTAGATGAAGATTTTGTAAGAATACGTTTTGACAAATCTACCGATGTTGACGTTTTACATGGTGGAAACGTGGTAGTAAGGCATAGCAATCTCACAGATGGAACTGGTACATTTACAAACTCAGTTGATTTAATCCCTGCTTTAGCTGGTAATGTTTCTGAATCTTTAATCCCTGCTGTTGCTGGTGAAGTAATTTTAAAATTCCGTGATGATGGTGGACGCTTAAGCTCTGGAGAAACTTCCGTAATTATTTCACCACCAGATATTTTCCCTAAACTTGCAGTATTAGTTGATAGAGAAGACACAGACTCACCACCTTTTAATGGTGCAAAAGTAAATACATTTTATAATTCTACTTTAGTCGGTTTAACACTAGGCTCTGCAACAACAATAGACGAAGTTTTAGCTCAATTTGACACTATCGCAAGTGTTGATTTTCTTGGCCCGCTTGAACCTACAGGAACTTATGAATTTGAAAATGTTTTAGACTTAGGTGCTGTTTTTGATTTAAATTTAACAAGACATTTTGTCACACAGTCTTTCTATCCAAATGACCTTATTGATTCGAGGACAGCTTTAATAGATACTTGGAACGATATTGATGAAGATGTTGCTTTTGCAACTAACGGCTCATTATCTGTTGCGACTAGCACTACAGACCCTAGCACCTCTACTTCTGCTACATATGCACAATCTGGCACAACAATAACAATTACAAAATCTTCTCATGGCTATTCAGTAGGAAAATTCGTAGTTTTTGATTTTACTTCTGGCAGTGGTGTAGATGGTAATTACGAAATCAAAACAGTACCAGATGCAAACACTTTTACATTAACTGCGGCATCAAGTCAAACAACAAGCGGTAATTGTACATATGGATCTGAATTTACTGCTTTTAATACTTTTGCTAAAGGTAAATTAAATGGAAGAGGTTTTAAATTTAAGGTAGATCTATCAACAAGCGACCCAGCACAGACAATTTTACTTAAAGAATTAGGATATACGGCAAAACTAGAAACCAGAACAGAAACAAGTTTTGGCAATGCTGGTGCTACAAATGGAATATTCTCTTCTGGTACATCTACAAAAGCTGTTACCTTTACCGATAAATTTTTTACAGGGGCTGCAAATACTGATATTGGTGTTAATACAGCTTTACCTACGATAGGAATAATTATAGAAAATGCACAATCAGGTGATTTCTTTTCCTTATCATCTGTTAGTTCAACAGGCTTTTCAGTAGATATAAAAAATGGCTCTAGTTTTGTTGATAGGAATTTTAGATATACTGCAACTGGTTTTGGTCGAGGCTCATAAATTATGATAACCTTAAATAAATATCGGTAGAAAATGGCAATCCACGATTATGTACTTGATAATGATACTGGTGCTAATTTCCGTGCAGATTTAAATAACGCATTAGCCGCAATTGTAAGTAATAATTCAAGCTCTACCCAACCAACAACAAGATATGCTTATCAGTGGTGGGCTGATACTAACGAGGGTGTTTTAAAAATAAGGAATAGTGCAAATGATGGCTGGGTTACTTTGTTACAACTAGACGGAACTTTAACCCTTGAAGATGGCTCAAGCACTGCACCAGCATTAGGGTTTCGTGATGATTTAAATACAGGTATTTTTTCGAGTGCGGCAGATACCTTAGACATTACTTGTGGAGGAACCACAAGGGGAAGCTTTAGTTCTTCTGGTTTGACAGTTACAGGAAATGTAACTGCAACAACTTTTGTTGGAAATGTAGATGCGGTTGACGGAGACTTTGACGGAACTTTAGAAGCTGATGCAATTACTGTAGCTGGAACAGCTTTGTCAACTGTTATTGCTGGAACGACAGTAACGACAGCGACTAATGCAAACCATATTTCTGTTGCTGATAATGAATCAACAAATGAAAATAATTTAATTCCATTTATTGAAGACGCTTCCGCAACAGGCAACGTAGGTTTAGAGTCTGACGGAGATTTTACCTATAACCCAAGCACAGGAACAGTAACTGCTACAGTTTTTGTTGGTAATTTAACAGGAAACGTAACAGGAAACGTAACAGGAAATGCTGATAGTGCCGATACTATAGATGTAACAGCCTCTGGTACTGACTCTTCATTTGCTTTAACTTTTGTAGCTACTTCTGGTTCAGCAAAATCGCTTCTATGTGACACATCAGGCATAGTATTTAATCCTTATAGTAATACGTTAACAACTGGTACATTTAATGGATCTGGTGCGAGTCTTTCTGATGTTAACGCTGCCACATTAGACGGTATTGATTCAACAAGTTTTTTAAGATCAGACGCTGCTGATTCTGCATCTGGATTATTAACTCTTAGTGGTGGAATCTCCCTTACGGGAAAAGCACCAGCAAACATAACATCAGTTACACAATCTAGTGGCACTATCACATTTGATTTTAGTGCATCTTGTCATCACAAAGTAACCTTGACACAAACAGCAAGTTTAGCAGCACCAAGTAATCAAGAAGTTGGTCAGTCAGGTTCAATATTTATAACGCAACCTTCAAGCGGAAATTTTGCGTGTACTTACAATTCAGCTTTTTTCTTTACAGGCGGTTCCACACCCACACTAAGCACGTCAAGTAGTGCCGTTGATAGAATTGATTATGTTGTGTTTGAAAGCAATAAAATACATTGCGTTGTTTCTCTTGATGTGAAGACAGGTACATAATGCCATTTTATAATCCAATTAGATTAGGTGCTTCTGGAGTAACAGAAGATTTTACAGTTGATCGTAGTCTTAGATTTAATAGCGGTGATAATACAGAACTCTCAAGGACTCCCAGTGGTGCTGGAAATAGAAAAACATGGACTCTTTCTTTTTGGGCAAAGATTGCTAGTGATGATTTAGGTAGTCATGGATTTTTATTTTCAACAGGAGCAGATGCAAATAATAAAGTACAAATAAATCTAGAATCCTCTAACAGACTTACTTTTGAAGCAAAAAGTGGCGGAAGTACACAGGCACTTGTAAGACCTTCAAATAATTTAAGAGATCCAACTGCTTGGTATCACTTTGTAATAAGAGTAGATACAACAGACAGCACCTCTACTAATAGAATAAAAATTTATATCAATGGTGAGCAACAAACAGACTTATCACAAAATACTTTTCCAAGTCAGCACACAGAATTTGAGTGGAATAAAGCACAAGAACATAATATTGGAAGAAGAACCTATAGCAGTAATTTTTACAATGGTTATCTTGCAGAGATAAATTTCATTGATGGTACGGCATTGACTCCCTCTAGCTTTGCTGAAACTAATTCAACTACTGGTCAATGGGTTCCTAAAAATACTGCTGGTCTGACTTATGGTACAAATGGTTTTAGATTACAGTTTGCTGATAATTCTGGCACGTCAGCAACAACTCTTGGCAAAGATACAAGCGGTAATTCTAACAATTACACTCCAAGCAATTTCAATGTCACAAATAATTCAGTTGAAAATGATTCAGTTTTAGATACACCAACAAACAACTGGTGTACTATGAATCCTTTAACTGGTTTTTGGGATCAAAGCGGTAGTTTAGATCTCGAAACTGATGGTTTGTTACATGGAGACAATCCTAACTCAGGAGATAGAGCAAATCATGCAACCTTCAGACTGCAATCAGGGAAAAAATATTATATCGAGGGTGTTTATTTAGAACCTAGCGGGGGTGGGTCACAATGTAAATGGGGCATAACAACTGTAGATGGTACAGGTAAAAGTGGTGGTCATGCTTCAAAGCCCCAAGGTACAGGTGGTTTTGGTATTGATTGGCGAGGTGGTGCTGGTACGACACAAAGCCATGATGAAGGATCTACCTCGAATATTGGAAGCAGACCTTCAAATGGTACTGTGATCGGTGTAGCGATAGATTTGGTCAATGGTAAATTTTATGCCCATCAAGGAAACACATATTATAATTCTGGTGATCCTGATAACGGAACTGGTGCAATAATTACAGGCATTCCAACTGGAGTTGAATATAACTTTACAGCAAGTGCTGACTCTGGAGGCCCAAATTTTTCCGAATATAAAATTAATTTTGGCCAACAAGGATTTCAGCACCAGCCTACTACTTTTACAGATGTATTGAATAGTCAGAGTTTAGATGATCCCGCTATATCATTTCCTAATAAACATTTTGGAACAATCCTATACACAGGAACTGGTAGCAGTAATTCAGTATCAGATTCAACTCAAGTAAATTTTACTCCTGATTGGGTATGGATTAAAAAACGTAGTAATTCAGAAAATAATGAAATTCAAGACGCTGTAAGAGGAGCTACAAAACGTCTATCAACTAACGCCAGTGACGCTGAATCTACAGTTGCTGGTTCGATAAGTTCTTTCAACTCAAATGGATTTACTGTTGTAGATGCTGGTACTACAAATGAAAGTGGAGAAACTTATGTTGCTTGGTGTTGGAACGCTGGTGGATCTACTGCTACAAATAATGATGGCTCTATTGCCTCACAAGTAAGAGCAAATACTACTGCTGGAATTTCTATTGTTACTGCTAATGGTAGTAGCGGTAGTACTATTGGGCATGGATTAGGTGTTCAACCAGATCTGATTATTGAAAAAGATAGAGATAATAGTCAACTTTGGAGGGTATTTCACTATCAAATGGGAGGCAGTGATAGTTATGGGGCTGTAAGCGATAACCTACACTTAAACTCAAACGCTGGTTTCCCTCCTAGTCTCGGTGCGGCAACACGAATTAGAAATGTAACTAATTCAGTTTTTGAAAGTTTTGGAGGTTTTAGTGGTTCAAAACAAGTATTTTATTGTATTACTTCTGTGAAAGGTTTTAGTAAGGTCGGTCTCTATGAAGGAAATGGACAAAATGACGGTGAATTTGTACACACAGGTTTTAGGCCAGCTTGGATCATAATTAAGTCAACAGCTTCTTCTGAACATTGGAGAATTTTTGATAATCAACGCAGTCCATTTAACCAAGTTAACAAACACGCTTTTGCAAGTAATAACAGTGCTGAAAGCACAGAAACTGGTATGGATTTTCTTGCTAATGGATTTAAATTAAGAGACTCAGACGGACACCAGAATACTAATGGTCATAATTACATTTACTGGGCTTTTGCTCAAGCCCCTTACAAATATGCTAGAGCAGTGTAATATGTAGCTATGGCTTTTCAATTATCAGACGGAACAAAAATCCCTGTTGATGTTCCTTTCACAATAGGAGAAATAAACTACCCAGCTAATTGGTTGAGATTAACGACCAAAGAAGAAAAAGAAGCTGTAGGTATTACAGAGGTTGCTGACCCTGTATATTATGACTCACGTTTTTACTGGCCTGATGGAAGTAAAAAAGCACTGGACGATGTAAATGCAACAGATGAAAACGGAGATTTATTAAAAGATGAAAATGGAGATCAAGTTGTTACTCTTGGTGTTAAATCAATTTTAAAAGCAGATGAAAAGATAACAGCCCAAAGGTTATTAGCTAGATACGATTGGTACGTTGTAAGAAAATCTGAAAAATCTACTGCAATCCCAACTGCTGTACAAACTTATCGTGATGCTGTAAGAACAGCTTGTGACACTAGAGAAAAAGAGATTGATGCTTGTTCAGATACAGCAGCTTTAATTACTTTATTCTCTAATGAAGTTGATTCTGAGGGTTATTTTGTTAAAGCTAATATGACCCAATATCCAGTTGATCCAAAATTATGAATCTTAAAAAAAGAAAAGAACAATTAATTAAAGAAAATCAAGAAGCTATTGCTGAATATGAAAGAGCAATTCAAGCTGCAAATATGTTTAAAGCAAAAGCATTTTCTTGTCAGGAAAGATTGAAAGAGATAGAAATGTTAATTGTAGAGTCAGAGGAAAAAATTACTTAACTTTCTCTTGCATTTGTTTTGTCATGATAGACATTGTGATGTAAAGAGGAGCTAATGCACAGATTCCAGCAAAAGTTATAATTGTAACAGGCACTAAAGCCTTCAAAAATGCTTCTCTAATCATGTTCCAAAAAATTTGTCAGATAGCTTCATTGTTGTCTCTTTTACTTTCTGTGTCAATGCTTGGCGGTGGTTACTATGCTTTTAAGTTTGTAACTTCAGAACAGTTCAAAGCTAGAGTTATGAACGAAGTTTTGGACAATGTGCAGGGTATGATGCCAAAAGTTTTGGATAATGCTTTACCAGAAATGACAGGCGGTACTATTCCAGAATATATACAGCCCAAAAAATAATGGAGATACCAGAAATAGGTATAAGACAAATTAGCATTCCAGAGGTTTATATTCCTGAGATATACAAGCCTGATCCTGTACTGCCTGTAATAACAAGTTTAGAAATAGATGTCGTAGGTTGTACTTATCAACATAGAGATATAAAAAATACTGGCAACACACAGCTTTTGCTTGATGATCCAAATGGAGTGTTTCTGACCTGTGGTGAATCTTTATTTCCTAGCTTTTACCCTATAGATTACAGGCCAGATCAGTTGGTCATTACTGAAAATTTACCAGTAACAAATGATCCACCACCAATGCCAGAATCAAATATTCCAGAAACTAGAACACCAGAAACCAAAAAAGAAGATATAAGAATCCCAGAATGTCCAAGTAGGAAAGATCAACAAATAGGAGATTACAGAAATGCAAAACGCACTTCCAGAGTGGTCGGTCATAAGCTATCCTCGGACAAAACAGAGTGCATTACCCTTTATGAGGACGTACCCTTTCGAGAAACTTTTATTGGCACACCTGAGGTACTTGTTTCTACTGCTGTTATTGGTCTGGTCGCTGGTGGGTCTGCGGCTCTTGTTCCTGTGATACAAGGAATTGCAAAGAGTGGTATAAAGCAAATAACTAAGCGTTTTTCAAAAAAAGATAAGGTATAAACATAAGCAAAGGATTTTACAAGCCCCTTACAGGCGATTTAAAAGCCCTATTTTTTTTCGATTTTATGAGTATGAGGCAAAACTTGGTTTGGTAGTGCTATAAGTTGTATGCCATCGCAATTTACTTGATATTTTCCTGTAAATACAACTCCTAACCTAGCTTGCTCACCGCAAATTTTTAAACGATATAATTCCATTTCCATTTTTGTTTTTGCTATCAATAACTCTTGAGCTTCAATATTTACTTTTGCTGCCTTTTGACATAGCTCACCACCTTTTCCCAAAGGAATATTAAATTGCATGGAAATACCATAATTTAAGTTGTAATTATCCTTCTCGAATCTTGGAGTTTTTTGTATATATTTAACTGCTCCTGTGTCCTCGTCATAAATTTCTTGATATGTAAATTTTTCTATAGGTCTATTAAATGACCACGCATCTGTCAAATATGGTGTGATAGTCAAACTGGGCGAGGTACAAACAATCCCTTGACTGTAGCGATTCTGGGGCAAGCTTGATGGCATTATTTGCGTTGCATTATTGTTCACTACCCCTTGGGCATTCGAGCTAGGACTTGCAACAGTTGTATTAGCCAAAACCCTTGCAGGGCTAAGAAATAAAATTATTGCCCAAAGATAGAGGTTGTTTCTGTGGTTGTAGTTGTTGTTATTGTTCGATTTATTGTCGTTACATTGGAAAGGCCAGCACCTTGCAAAGATTCCACCAGTGAAAAGCTTTCTCCAGCGTTTACTATTTTCCATCTTGGCACAGCCTCAAGTGAGGGACTTGTCCAATTAAATTGCACACCATTGAGGGTTTGAGTTGTTCCAGTAACTGTCGAGGGATTGATGTAACCATCAAGGTCTGCTGATTCAATATTGTGACCAGATGCTGAGTAGGAAAAGCCAGAATTGTATTGGTGCGAAGTGATTGTCTCATTAATTACTGACTGCGAAGTAGAACTCTGAGTACTAGAACCGCTACGAAACTGAGGTACTACAGGCGTTGCAAGGGTTCTCAGAGGTAGTACTAATATTAATAATAGCCAAAATTTATTTAAATTCAATCTATTTCGATCTGGACAGTAGTGGAGGCAATGCAGCTAGTACCAGAACCAAATGCTCCAGAACAAGAATGAACACCACTAGACAGACTGCTAATACTTCCAGATCCCAGAGTCCCTCCAGAAATTACTGTAGTTTGTCCACCTAATACTGGTAATGTTGCTATGCCGCTTGATGGAGTGATTGCTGATTGTGTTACATCACCAGCCTGATATGACTCAGATAGTGAAAACGCTGACCCAGCAGTTGTAACCGATTTATTTGTATTAACTAAAGCTGGAACTCCATTACTTAAGCTGCCAAGATTCAAGCCACCTATCCCATTTGTAACCACACTGTCCCCTGTTCCTGTTGAAGTAGTAATATTATTTCCACTTA